CGCCTGCTTCCCTTTATGTCAACCGGCGGCACGGGTGGCGGCACTAACGGCGCTGCTGGCACTGGCGGTGCTGGCGCTCCAGGCGGCTGGGGTTCGGGCGGTGGCGGTGGCGGTGCCGGTGTTACTGGCGGCGCAGGCGGCAAGGGCGGTGACGGATTCACCCTTATAGCGTGGTGGTGATATGCTCGGCTTTGCGGCGCTTGGAGAACTGCCGCTAGGCTCACTGGCAAACCAAGCCGCATCCGGTGCTATGTCCGGCACTGTCACTGTTGCATTCACTACCAGCGGCAATCTAACCGGCGCGGGCGCACTTTCGGGTTCTACCGCCCCAACGTTCACGACCGCAGGCGTATTAACCGGGCAAGCGCCGATCAGCGGCGCAACCTCAGCAACATTCACCACCTCGGCAACCGGCACGGCAACGGCGGCGGCTTCGGGGGCTTCCACGGTAGCATTCACGACCTCCGGGGCATTAACCGGGGCGGGGGCGCTATCAGGCTCAACCGCACCAACGTTCACCACGGCGGGCATCTTGCGCGGCGCAGGGGCCTTGTCTGGCTCCACCAGCCCCGCATTTACGGCCACGGGCGTTCTCAGGGGCGCGGGGGCGCTATCGGGCGCCTCTGCCGTGTCTTTTGCGCCTAGCGGCTTCCTAGGGGCATTTGCGGCCATTTCTGGCACCGCTTCGGTATCGTTCAGCACTTCAGGGACACTTGCCCCGCCGTTTACGCAGATCAGTGGCTCGGTTTCGGTAACGTTCGGCGCAAGCGGGACGATGCAGGGCCGCATCTTTTATTTCAGCCCCGTTCGGGGTGCAGGCGGCGGGTCGGTCAATCGCACGGCAGCGAACGACCGATCGGGCCGCAACGGGGCATCTTATCGCCCTAATCGTTCAGCAGTTTCGCGGAGACGCTAATGGCATTGACTTGGGCCGCCAAGGCACCGGGTGACGTATATCGTTACACCTGGTCGCCCCCGCTTGCTTATGGCGACGGGCTGGGTAGCTATACCGCCTCGGTTTCCGGGGCCGTCATTGATAACGAAAGCATGGAGGACAATTCGGTTGTCCTTTACGTTTCTGGCGGCACGGCGGGGACAACCGCGACCTTCACGCTATCGGCGGTAAGCGATCAGGGCGAAACCCTGACCGAAACGATTTACCTTCCTATCGTGGCAAATACCGCAGGGGCCACGGCGCGCGAGATTTGCGAATACGCGCTCCGGAAAGTTTACGGCAAGGACGAAACCCCCGAAGCCTCGGCCATGTCGGACGCTATCGAGCGTCTGGAAGACATGCTGCGTATGTGGGCGGCTACCGGGGCCGATGTAGGGGCAACGTTCCCCATCGTTGAGGCAACCACGCTGCGGGTGCAGCCTTCGTTCCTGTCGGCAATCAAGAACAACCTGATTGTCCAGATTGCGGAACTGTATGACTTGCCGGTCAACGCCTCGGTGGCGATCAATGCCCTTCGCGGTGTCCAGCATATCAAGACCGTGAACCTGCCGGAAGACCGCGCGGCGGGGGTCTATTACTGATGCGCCTCGCTTTCGGCACCTCTTCAAACGAACGGACGCGGGGCGATCTGCCCGCGCTGCCTGTCGTCAATATGTTTGTCGAACAGGCCACCACGGAAACCACCGGCATTGCCATGCAATCGCGTCCGGGGCTGGCTGACCGCGAAGTCGATATGGGCGCGGGGCCTATTCAAGCCATCTTCAAGCGTGACGGGGTGCTTGATAGCGCACTCTACGGCGTGTCTAACGCCAAGCTTTACCGTGAAAACGTCCTGATCGGTTCGATTGACGGGATTGGCCCGTTTTCAATGGCGGGCTTTGAAGACAACCTTTTTGCGGCGGGCAACGGCCAGCTTTGGGCCTATGACGGCACCAATCTAACCGCAATTGCCTTCCCCGATAGCGCCGATGTTGTAAAATGCGTGGTTGGGGCTTCGCGGGTTATCGCACTGCGGGCTGATACAGAGAAATTCTATTGGTCGGACGTTCTGTCCACCACGATTGACGCGCTTTCCTTTGCCACGGCGGAACAGCAGCCCGACCGGCTGAAAGATATGCTGTTCTGGTCTGACAGCCTTATCCTGTTTGGATCGGAAACGGTCGAATTTTGGCCTAACACGCCCGATCCGGACCTGCCGTTTCAGGTTTTGGAAGGGCGGACCTATCGCCGAGGCATCAAAGCAACCGGCTGCGCAACGCTGTTTGGCCCAACCTTTGCATGGGTTTCCGATACTAACCAGGTATGCGTGGAAAGCCCGGAAAACATCATTTCGGGACCGGGGCTAGAGGCTCGAATTGCCGCTAGTGCCACGGTCAAGCTGTGGGCCTTCTATCTTGAGGGGACCGAGTTTCTGGCCCTGACGCTGGACGGCGAAACGCAGGTTTATTCGCTCCGTTCGCGGCTGTGGTCGCAGCTTGAAAGCGCCGAAGCCGACAACTGGATTCCGCATTGCTTTGATGCGGGGGTGTTCGGTTCGTCAATTGACGGCAAGACGATGGAATGGGGCAGCGCTTGGGAAGACCTCGGCGGGACGCTTGAGCGCCGTTTCCGGGCCGGTGCGCCGTTCGATAGTGCCGGGGTGATCCTGTCTGATGTTCAGCTTCGCACCAATCCGGGCGCAACCGGGTATCTGACCGGCACTTACGCCAACCCGACCGTTGAAATGCGTTCATCGCGCGATGGCGGGAAGACTTGGGGCAACTGGCGGCAGACCAGCCTTGGGGCGCAAGGCAAGTATCGCAAGCGGGTGCAATGGAAGGCCTGCGGCATGGCATCGCGTCCGGGCGTCCTGCTTGAGTTTCGCGTCTCCGATCCGGTCGATTTTCGCGTGTCTGACGTGCTGGTGAATGAACCAAGTGGTGGGGTGTAGTATTGATTAATGAGCCATCTGTTCTTATATTAGGCTTATGACTCTCAATCAAAAATACGCTCACGAAGCGTTCGCTTACGATCCTCAAAACGGAAAGTTGATTTGGAAGGTTCGACCGAGAGAGCATTTTGCTACGGACTCTGGCTGGCGAAAGTTCAACACCCGATTTTCTGGCAAGATTGCAGGATCACCGGACAGCAAAGGTTATATTAGGATCAACGTCGGAGGCGTCATTGTTAGGGCGCATAGGATTGTTTGGTTGATGCACAACGGCGATCCGGCGCTCGGAGAAATTGACCACATTAACGGCGAGACTGCTGATAACCGGATTGAGAACCTCCGCTTAGTAAGTTCATGGCAAAACGCCCGAAACAAAAGGCTGCCAATCAGAAATACAAGTGGTCGGGTTGGTGTGTCGTGGCGGGCAGACCTGAACCGGTGGTGCGCCTCAATTGGCATAGGGAAAAACAAGAAGGCGGTTCTAGGCTTCTTTGACACCAAGGAAGAAGCCGTTGCGGCCCGAATTGGCGCGGAGAAGGTTCTTGAATATCATCCAAACCACGGGCGGTAGCATCTAATGACTATCAAACTGCCCCGAATGCAGCGGCTTTTCCCGCTGGTTGAGACGGACGGCAAGCCTAACCGCGCGTTCCACAAGGATTGGGACTACGCGATGGAAACCATCGAGTCCGCCTTGAATAGCGTGATTGCAGCTCAAGCAGCGGCGGACGCGGCAAATGCGGCAGCGGCGGCGGCTGATGCGGCGGCTCTGGCCGCACAGGGCGCGGCGGACGATGCGGCGGCAACTTCCGCCTTGTCGAATAGCGGGGTGACGGGGGCAACGCTGACCGGAACCGATGCGGGGGCAAATGCAACCGTTACGATCAGCGCCCATACCCGCGTTTATGGGGACGGGACAAGCGTTAGCGTCAATGGCGGCTCGGTAACGGGGCTGGCCTATTCAACGCTGTATTACGTTTATTACGATCAGCCTTCACGAGCGGGCGGGGCGGTAACTTACGCGGCCACCACTTCGGAAGCCACGGCGGCGCAGACTGGCAACCGGCATCTGGTCGGCTCGGTAACAACGCCTGCCGCTGCGGCGGGACCGACTGCCGGGGACTACGTGGGCGCACCGGGGGTGGGGAGCATCATTCCTTGATCCGGCCTGCCTCGCCTAGTGATCTACCGGAGATTGCAAGGCTGGGGCGGGAGTTTTTCAACCGGGCCGGTTGGTCTGACGTTCTTGAGTATGACGAAGCCGACTGCGAAGCCTCGCTACGGGCTTTCATGGATACGGGGCTTGCGATTGTGCTGGTCGCTGACTTCGGCGGGATTGTCGGCATGTGCGCCGGGATTGTCTCGCCGGTCTATTTCAAGCGCGACCACCTGAGCGGCGAAGAACTGTTCTGGTGGGTATCGGACAAGGCCCCGCAATCGACCGGCCTTAAGCTGCTTGTGGCGCTTGAAGGCGCTGCACGGAAACGCGGTTGCGCCACTTGGCAAATGAAGTCCCTGGCCCGCCTCAACGGCGACCGAATGGGCAAGCTTTACGAACGGCGCGGTTATCGCGCTTCTGAAAACTCTTTTATCAAGAGGCTCTAAAACATGGCACTTGGAACGCTCGTTGGCGGCGCACTCGCCTTGGGGGGCGCGGTCCTCTCCGGCAGCTCACAGAACAAGGCGGCAAAGAACGCGGCGAATGCCACGCAATACGCTGCCGATCAGTCGGCGGCGGTCCTGCGGGAAAACTACGACAAGAGCGCACAGGCCCTTGCTCCGTGGCAGTCATCGGGCCTTGCTGCGAACAACCAGATGAACGCTCTTCTAGGCCTTGGTGGCGGACAACCGATGCAGCAGCAGGCCCCGCAGATGCGCTTTATGGGGCGCGGCTTTGACGATTACTCCATGTTCGGTGGCGGGCTGTTCAGCGACTTTTCCAATCAAGGCGGTTTTGCGCCTCAAGTTGCCCCGCAGACGGCCCCTACGGCAGCATCAAGCAATGCCGATGCAGCCCGCGCGGCGTTTGACCAGTTCCGCAATTCCACCGGCTACCAGTTCCGCCGCGACGAAGGGATTGACGCGCTTAATTCGGGCTGGGCAGGGCGCGGCGCAATCAAGTCCGGCGCTGCGGGCAAGGCGTTCGAGCGCTTCGGCCAGGACTTTGCCAGCAACGAGTTTGGCAACTACTTCAATATGCTCGGCGGACAGGCGAACAAGGGCCTTTCGGCTGCATCGGCGCAAGCGGGCGTATCGCAGAACCTCGGCAACAATCTGGCAAATATCCAGATGCAGCAGGGCGAGAACCTTGCCAACGCAGCCCTCTCCAAAACCAATCCATTCGGCAATGCGCTTTCGATGCTTGGCGGCGGCCTTCTGAAGCTGGGGTAAACACATGGCTATCAATTGGGGCGGTGCCGCCCAGAACAACAACGCCCTCGCTTACTTTGCGATGGGCCAGCAGATCGGGCAGGACATTATCAATAGCCGTGTCGGCAAGGCAACCGCCAACGTCCTGACAAGCGGAATGCAGATTCCCGGCGCTCCCGGACAGCCCGCACCGGGTCAACCGGCACCAAGCGCGGGGGGTGGGGCGTTGCCGCTTCCTCCGATGGCTCCGGGCGGCATGACCCCCGGCATAGGAGACCAGCACAACCGCGACATGGGCAGGGATTGGGCAACGATTGCCCGCTATAATCCGCAACTGTTCGCCCAGCTTCAAAAGCAGCAGCAGGAACAGGCCGCGCTTGAGCAGCAGAAGCGCCGCACCATGCTTGTTGAAACCGCCAAGCTGTTTGACGGCGTAACGCCTGAAAATTACGGACAGCGACTTGCGCTTGCGCAGCGCATGGGGATTGACATTTCCGGCGCACCGCAAGCCTATGACCCGGCCTGGGTGCAGGAAAACCAGCAGATCATGCGGTTTGCGGCGGAAAAGCCAGACCAGTTGCCCATGATTGCGCAAGAGCTGGTGCAGGCCGGTTATCGGCCCAACACGCCTGAATTTAAGCAAGCTATGGCGAGCGTGATTAACAGCAAGTATGCCGCCGATTACGTTGACGAACAGGGCAACACCCGCCGCCGTTCCGTGCTTAATCTTTCCGCACCCCAGGGCGCACCGCAACCGCCGCAGACCGTCCCGGCGCAAGAGCCGATCACGTTTGATATGTATATGAGCGCCAAGCAGGGCCTTGGTCCGCAAGGCTCGCTTGAATGGATCACGCAGAACAACATTCCGGTGCGCGTTGCCACCCCGCAGCAGGCCAGCCAGTTGCCGCGCGGCACCCGCCTTATTCTTCCCGATGGCAGTGAAGGAGTCGTCCCCTAATGGCGCAGAATGACCCGTGGGCACAGTTCCGCACTGGCGGCGCTCCCGCTGCGGCTCCGGCTGCTGACCCGATTATCAAGCGGGCCGACCCCTACAGGGCTGAAGACCAGCAGTTCCAGCGGGACGCTGCCGCCCGTGCAGCGAACACCGAAGCCCGCCAAGCTGAAAATGACGCCTTCAGCCGTCAGGACAAGACCTTCAACAATAAGGGCAAACTCCGCGACGACTGGAACAAGCTTCCCGAAGTCAAGTCCTATCGCGTTGCGGTCCAGCAGCTTGCGCAGGCGCTTGACACCGGCGACGGCCCGCAAGCAGACCTTGCGCTAACCTATGCTTTCGCCAAGGCGATGGACCCGGACTCCGTTGTGCGCGAAGCAGAGCAGGGCATGGTTGCTAACTCGCAGCCGTGGTTCCAAGCCGCAGTTGAAGCCACCAAGAAGCAGTTTGGCATGGACGGGGCGGGTTCATATACGCCGGAAGCCCGCGCCGCGATCCGTCAGCAAATTATTAATTCGGTTGCAAACCGTCGCAAGCTCTACAGCCAGCAGCGCGGCTTCTTTGAGGACTTGGCTAAGCGCAACGGCTTTGACCCTTACGAGGTTGTGGGCAAGGATGACGGCCAGCCGTATTTTGACCGCTTTGCAGAGTATGACAAGCAGCAGAAGGGCGACCAGCAAGACCCCGCTATGGTTGGTGGGGAAGACCCTGGAATTACCGGCTCTGTCACTGACGAAACGCCGTGGCCGGAAGACCCCAACAAGATTAAGGTAACAAGGCTTGCCGATCAGATCGACAAGACCGAAGGCCCATTAGGGGCGTTTGACCTCGCTCGACAAGGCTTGACTTTCAATCTTGGCGACGAAGCGGCGGGCGTGGGCGGCGCTATCGGCGCACTGCTTACCGGCAACAACCCGATTGACGCCTATAATCTGGAAAATCAGGCTTACGACCTGCGACTTGAGCGGGCGCGGAGGAACACTGGCGCACTTGGCACTGCGGCTGAATTTACCGGCGCGCTGGCATCTGGTGGAAACGCCCTGAACGCCGCCCCTATGACCGTTCGGCAGGCCGCTGGAACTGGTGCGGGTCTTGGCGCTCTCTACGGCTTCGGCAGCGGGGAAGGGTTTGTCGGCAGCACCACGAATGCCCTGCTTGGCGCTGGCTTCGGCGGAACGGTAGGTGGCGGCGTCCAGATGGGCGCGAATAAGGTGCAGAGCGCCTTGGCATCGCGTCAGGCCGCACAAGGCCCGGTGCAGGCCCGTGCCGCCGAACTGGCTGATGCTGCCACCAAGGAAAACGTGAACCTCAACCGCGCAATGGTTGACCCTTCGTTGCAAAACCGTGTGACGGGCGTTGATGCTTCGATGGCCGGTGGTCCGCGTTTACAGGCCGGAATGCGTCAAGTCGAAGGCCAGATTGAAGCCGGGGTCCAGCGGCTTGGTGCTGGCGGCACTGCGCAGAATACCGTTGCGCAGGGGCAGGCTATCCAGAATGCGGGCGAGCGGGCAATCAAGCAAAGCGGAAAGGCGGTCAAAGCCAAATATGACGCCGCTGTAAATGCCGCTGGTGACACCAAGGTTCCGCCGAAAGAAAGCATGGCCGTCGTCGATGAAATGATTGCCAAGCTTGGCGAGCTACCCAACGAGAACAAGGCCGAACTGGCTTACCTGACCGGACTGAAAGACGATCTTAGCAAGAATCTGTCTGTCGGCGCGCTGCGCGACCTTCGCACCACCTTGCGCAAGAAGATCAGCAAGGGCGACCTGACGTTTGGGCAAAATGAGGCCCGCGTTCTTGATGTAATGGATGCAGCCGCAAACGACATTAGGGCGGGGCTTCAGGCGCAAGGCAAGGGCAAGGCGGCTAAGCTGTTTGACGTTGCCGACAAAGAATATGCTGGCCGCATGGAGTTTATCAACGGCACGCTCCAAAAGATTATCGGCAAGCGCGGGGCAAATCTTCCTCCTGAACGCGTGGCGGCCAACCTCGCAGGCATGGCGAAGGGTAAGGACAGCGAGGGCGTCAGGGCCTTCCTTGGCAAGCTGACGCCTGACGAACTGGCGGACGTTCGCGCCAGCTTTGCGGACGCCTTAGGCAAGAATAGCAAAGGTGACTTCAGTGTCGCACAGTTCTTGACGCAATCCAGTGAGCGCAACTTCCCTGAAAACGCATTGCGGGTTGTATTCGGTGATGAGGGCGCGGCTTCGATCAAGCGCCTTCGGATGCTGGGTGAGGAAGTCAACCGCGTTACGGGCGCAATGAATAGCCGAAAGTCAGGAACGGCTGTCGGCAACGATTACCGCTCTTGGCTGCTAAATGCTGTGCTTGGCCTTCTCCCTGGCGCTGCGGGTGGTGGCACGGCGGGGGCAATCGCTGGGGCGGCCACCGCAATGGGCGTCAAAGCCACCCGTGACGTTCTCTCGGCGCGTTCGCTGCTTTCCGCCGATATTAGCAAGTGGCTTGCCAGCGCACCGCGAACCACCAGCCCGCAAGCAATCAACGCCCACATGGCGCGGCTTTCGTCAATAGCATCAGGCAACAGCGTGGCGCGCATGGATGCCAAGGCCATTCAGGAATACTTGCGGGCGGCAATTACACAATCACCCGGTCGCGCTGCCGCCCAGCAGGAAGACAACGGACGGGTAAAACCACCACAGCAATAAAGCCCATATCCAAAAGGCGGGCCGTTTAAGCGTCTGCACCACCGCACAATAACACAGCTCAGGGCTGGGGGAAACCCCGGCCCTTTTTGTTGGAAAACCAAACATGGCCGAACTGTATACCAACCCTGCCCGCGCAACCGATACGGACGGCAATCCGCTGCCGGGTGCCAAGCTGTTCTTCTATACGACCGGAACGACCACGCCCGCCAAGATTTACACGACCGAAGCGCTGGCAACCGAGCACAGCAACCCGGTCGAAGCCGATAGCGCGGGGCTGTTTCCAGCGATCTACCTTGACCCGGCTATCAATTATCGCGCGGTGCTGAAGGATAGCACGGAGGCCACCACGGTCTTTGACCTCGACCCGGTAAACAGCAACATTGATGCCGGACTGGTAGCCTTTGACCAGACCGAAACCTATGCACCGGGCACGGTCGGCAACAAGCTACAGCAGACCGTTAGCCCCAAGGACGCGCCTTACAACGCGGTCGGGGACGGTTCAACGGACGACTCGATTGCCCTGCAAAGCATTCTTGACGCTGCGGGCCATGTCCACGCCACGTTTGGTGATACCTATGCTTTCCAGACCGGCCTGACCCTGACCCGCAACCGCGTGACGATCGACGGCCTCAAGCTGAAGCCGGTTTCATCGCGCAACATGACGGCGCTTACCGTAGGGCCTACGTCCCCGGATGCCTCAACTACCCTGTCGGTCAATGCGGCGGAATTTGCCACGACCGTCACCCTGACCAGCGCTACCGGGTTTTCGGTCGGCAAGCTTATCCTGTTTACGTTCACCAATCCAACGTGGTCGGCTGCCGATCCGCTGGCAGCAAGCTATCGCTTTGTCACCCGGATTATTGGCGTTGCCGGTTCGGTGATCGAATTGCAGGACGCGCTACCGCAGGCAATCCAATCCGCCTGGACGCATTCGGTGCAGGCGTGGACGCCTGTTACCGGCGCAAGGATCAAGCTTGAGCTGGACCAGTCCGCACAGGGCCAGAAAAAGACCGTCACCGCTATCAGCAAGGCCAACCCGGCTGTTCTGACCGTTCCGGCGCACGGCTTCACCAACGGGGACACAATCTCCCTGAACGGGCCAATCTCCGGCATGGTCGAAATTCACGGCGCAACCGCTGCGATTACAGTTATTGACGCCAACAGCTTTTCGATCCCGGTCAATTCATCGGCATACAGCACCTACACCGGGGGCGCTACGGCCCGCCAGCGCGGTTTCGGCGTTCGCTTGGGCTGCGTGGATAGCGCCGAAATTGACCTGACCGCCTATGACAATGACGGGTCGGGCGCTGCAATACAGGTAGATATTGCCTATAATTCGACCATCATGGCGCGGCTGCGTAATTGCGGCTCGGAAAACGATGCGGACTTTCAATCGCAGGCTTGGACCGGGGGCGAAATTGTCTGCGCCTCGGATGATTCTTCCGGCTTTGGCGCTAATTCAATCGGCGGGCATTATGGCACGTTCCGCCTGCTTTCCAGCGGGCGTTCGGAAAGTGGGCGCGGCTTCAAGTCGGGCAAGACCCGGTTCTGCGCTTTCCACCTTGGCCCGGTCAACAACCCCGCCTTTACGGGTATCTCGCTAACTTGGGTGACGCAGGATTGCTCGTTTTTCTGCAACGGGGCCTTGGCTTCGGTTCGCTCGGCTATTCAGCCGGTCGGCTTTTGGACTTCGCAATGCTACAACACCGGCAACAAGGTCTTCGGTCTGATTGCCAAGGGTTCGACCAACTATGACGCACAGGTCAATTCGACCGACAGCGTTGAATTTGTCGGCTGCACGATTGACAAGCTCGACATTCCTACAGGCGGGATTGCCACGCTGGTCGGCGGTGAAACCACGACTATTACGGGCGCGGGCACCCTTAGCCGAGTGCAGGGCAGTCAGATCACTGTCCGGACCACGGCGCAGTTCCCCGGCGACTTCTACAGCGACAACACCTATTACGTCCGGGCCTTCAGCAACGCGGGCACCAGCGGGCAGAGCGGCTTTCAGGCGCAGGCGCGGGATAGCGGCGGGACCATTCGGGCCTTCACGATATTCAACGCATCCGGCAACGGTAACTTCAACGTCCCGTCAACGTTTGCCTATTCGTTCCAGGTAAACAACGTTGAAGTTGCGGGCCTGAACGCCTCGCGCCTGACTATGGCCGTGCCGATCAACTTCAAGAGCTACACGGTCGCCACGCTTCCGGCTTCCCCGGTCGCCAATGACCGGGCGGTTGTGACGGATGCCAACGCAACAACCTTCGCCAGTATTGTTGCAGGAGGCGGCGCGAACCGCGTGCCTGTCTACTATGACGGGACCAACTGGAGGATTGGCTAATGACGCTGTGCCAAGCCCTTTGGCTGGTGCGCCTGCGCCAAGCCGAACGCATCGCAACGCCGGGACTTTGGAAGGTCTGGCGCGAGGGGGAAACCGTCAAGCACGAGGTGCTGCGGAAATGAACGACCACGACATTTGGAAACATATACCTGAAGGCATGAAGCACCTTCTGGACGCCCTTTCCATCGGAACCATGCTGGGGACGCTATTCCAGATGCTGCCTAACATTGCCGCCCTGCTGACCATCGTGTGGACGGCAATCCGGATACTTGAGACGGCCACGGTTCAACGGCTTCTAGGCCGCAAGCCCAAACCATAGGTGACTTATACCGACACCGCCACTCAGCGAAGATAAGCTTCGCGAGGCGGCTGAGGCGTATGCGGCAAACGGCAACAATGCCGTTGCGGCTGCAAACGCTCTTAGCTTGCCACGCCCCACCTTCAACCATCGGCTAAGGGAGGCGGCGCGCAGGGGGATTGCACCGGGGCATTTTGAAAGCGGCACGGCCCCCGGCTATCTGATGGGGAAAGTCACCGTCCAGCGCGGCCCCGGCGGTCAGGTTGAGCGCACTTGGGAAAGGCAATCGCCCGACCAGGAGGCGATGCTTGAGGCGCTACGGCAGGCCGTGGACGCCATGAAGGAGGACATAGGCCCTATCGCGCCGATTAACCCGCCGGAAATGGTCGAAGCCAATCTGTGCAACGTCTACACCTTCACCGATTACCACCTTGATATGCGGGCATGGCGGTTCGAGGGCGGCGCCGACTGGGATATGGAGATAGCCGAGCGGACGCTACTAGGGGCGCATCGCTACATGGTAGACCAAGCCCCGCGCGCCTATCAGGCGGTCATCAATATCCAAGGCGACTTTCTGCACACGGATGGCAAAACCCCCGTCACACCGGGCCACGGCCACGTTCTCGACGCTGACAGCCGCTTTGCCAAGGTCCGCCGCACCGCGATCCGCCTGATTAGGCATCTGGTGGCAACCGCGCTTGAGCGGCATCAGGAGGTGCACCTTGTCATTGCCGAGGGCAATCACGACGAGGAATCATCCGGCTGGCTGGCCGACTGCATGGCGGTGCTTTACGAGGACGAGCCGCGCATCACCGTGAACGATTCCGCCTTGCCGTTCTACTGCTACCAGTGGGGCAAGACCATGCTCGGCATTCACCACGGCCACAAGGTCAAGAACGAATCCCTGCCGCTGCTGTTTGCCGCGCAGTTTCCCGAAATGTGGGGCGCTACCAAGCGGCGCGAAATTCACTGCGGCCACCGGCATCACCGCGACGAAAAGGAATACAACGGCGTCACGGTTGTCCAGCATCCGACCCTAGCGGCGCGGGATGCCTATGCGGCGCGGGGCGGTTGGATTGCCGACCGTGCGGCCTGGGCCATCACTTACCATAAGGAATACGGGGCTGTGGGCCGCGTGATGGTGACGCCGGAGATGGTGCAATGACCCTGCCTTATCACTTTCTCGGCGCGGAAGCCGAAAGCGCGGAAGTCGTGGCGGCATATTATCCGCCGATCCCGCTGATTGTCATTGACGACACCGAGGAGGTGGAATGAGCAACCCTAAGCGCAAAGGGCTATTTGGCCGCGCCCCCAATTACGATACACCGCTTGATCCGCAACAGGAAACGGCGTTTCGGCAATGGGCTGGCCCTAAGATTGCCGATACGCAGGACTATGACTTGCGCGGGGCTTGGGTGGCGGACGCGCGGCAGGCGGGCAACGGGCATTTGCCAGATACGTATAAGAAGCCGAACCATCCGACATTCAGCGCGGAAAGCCAATATAGCACCCCGGACAATCCCGGTGGGCGATGGGTGGAAGACGGGAGGGGCGGTTGGGTTTTTTGGGCCACCCCTGCCAATGTTCAATACCGCGATGCCAACGCACTTATGGGCTATTTCAACCGAGTAGAGCCGGACAGCATGCTAATTCTGCCCAATAGCTTGCTTGGCGGTTGGAATCTGAAGCCGTGACCCCCTTCAGCAATCCCGCCGACCGCGCGGCAAGCATTCCCGACCATGCGGAGGCAGCGGCGCGCATCCTTACACAAGCGGCAAGGCGCATCCGTAACGGGCAGAACGTGCGGGACGTATGCGAGGGGCTGGTGGACGTTGTGATTGCCCTTAGCGGGCGGATTTAGCTGCGGGCGGGGCGCCACTCCCGCTCTAGAGGCTCAATCCAAAAGGCGTCCCCGGATTCGAACCGGCTCACACTCCACGGTGCCTGTCCGCTGCGCTTCTGCTTTCAGCGCCGCCGCAACCCCTATTTCTTACCCCAAAACACAGGGAAAAACAAGCATGATGCTAGGCAGTGCGGGGGAAACCCTAATCAAGCAATTCGAGGGCTGCGCAAAGAAACGCCCGGACGGAAAGTTTGAGGCTTACCCAGACCCCGGCACTGGCGGCGATCCCTGGACGATTGGTTGGGGCAGCACGGGTAAGGACATCAAGCGCGGGCTTGTCTGGACGCAAGCACAGTGCGACGAACGCTTTGACCGCCATGTGCAGGAGTTTGTGCGAGACGTTAACACGGCGCTTGCCGGTGCGCCCGCCACGCAAAACCAATTCGATGCGCTGGTCAGCTTCCACTACAACACCGGGGCCATTTTCAAAGCCACGCTAACCAAGCTGCACAAGGCGGGCAAGTATACGGACGCCGCCGCCGAGTTTGGCAAGTGGGTCAACGCTGGCGGTCGCCGCATGGCCGGACTGGTGCGCCGCCGCGATGCCGAGGCCGCGCTTTACCGGAAGGCTTGACTATGAGTGTCGTCAAGTTCCCCGGCATGAACTTCAACAACGTGCCTGAGATGCTGCGCGTCCTAGCCGACCAATTGGAAAGCGGGGACTACGGCAGCGCCGTGGGGCTGGCCTACGTTTTCAACACGGCGGAAGGCGATGTGCTTTGCAACACGTTCGGCCCGATAGGCCAGCTAGAGGCGGTCGGGATGCTGACAATGGCGGCTAGTATGCTGGCACTGGGGGATGCTGAATGAAACTGCCAACCATTATGTCGCCAGACGGGCGGCGCGCTTGGGCCTTCACCGCGATTGTCGGCGGCTGCATGGTCTTTACGCTGTTTGCCGCTGCCGGGGCCTACCTTGTACGCGGCGATGCAAAGCTAGCCTTCTTTCTCGCGCTGGCGGCGCATGGGCAGGTGCTGGTCGGCATGACCGCGCTAGGCTGGGTGCTGGGCCGCAGGATGCAGATCGAGGCCAGTAAAGAAGGCGCGAAGATCGACGATAGGGGTGCAGAGCAATGATGCCGCTAGGAATCGGCCTAGACGCCGCTGTGGCGCTGCTTAAGCGTTTCCGCACCCTGATAGCCCTAGCGCCCGTTCTCGCGCTGTGCGCCGTGCTATGGGTAAAGCTTTACGGCTTCCTGTGGTGGGACGGGGCAATCGAGCAACGCGACAAGGCCCGCGCGCAGATCGTGGCGATGGAAGCCGCCAGCAAAGAGGCTCGCGCCAAGCAGATCGCGCTAAACCGGACCAACCAGGAACTAAGCCAAAGGATTGCAACCGATGCCGCCATTCGTCATGCCGAGACTGCCCGTGCTGCTGATACTGCCATTAACGCTTATATTCGCGCTAACCGGCTGCGGCCCCAAGCGTGTGGTAGTCTCGCCAGCGGAACCGATCTTGCCCCCGTGCATCCAAATCCCGGCGCACCTGTTGGACCAGAGCAATCAGGCGACTTGGTTGCCATCCCCCGCGACGACTTTGAAGCCCTCGCCCGTGAAGCGGTGCGCGGACGGGAAGCCCAAGCCTTCCTGATCGACCTTGTGAATGAAGGCTTGGCCGTGGTTTACCCGGAGCCTAAGCTTTCGGAGGATTAGGCTATTCGTGTAACGCATCGCCTTCAAAGTCGGCAATGAAAGCGTCAATCCGCTTCTCTGCTTCTTGCCATTGCCCGCTGCGCCATTCATCGGTTGGGCTGCACTGGCCATTGACGGCAATAAGCGCCCGCAGTTTGCCCTTGGCCTCTTCCCATAGCGCAGCCTTTGCAACGCCGATCATGTCAACCATTCCACCACTCCATAACCAAATACACGCCAAGCGCAGTTGGACCGATAGCGAATTGAAGCTGGCGAGGGGTCACACCTCCCCCCGCTCGATTGCGTCTGCGATAATATGGTAGTCCTCAACTTGTTCACGCAAACAAAGCCAATCGGGTGAACCTTGCCGCGTATTGGCCTGCTCAACAGCCAGCGCATTGGCTTCTTTTCGCAGCCAAGCCACGATCTCTGCATCCCTCCTAGCCCGCTCTGCCGCTGCGGCTGTTTCACGGTAGTTGCTCATCACTCTGCTCCCTTCAATGCTGCGGGGTCGATCTGGCGGGCGGTGAGCATGGCGTCGGCGACTTTGCGGCGCTTAACTTCTTCAGCGATCTGCTCGACCTCTGAAAGCGGCAAGCCATTGCCCGGTCGGATCGCCTCGGATAGCCATGACAGGGCCTT